TTGGCAGCAGCTTCTTCATCGGCCTTTTTCTTGGCAGCAGCTTCTTCAGCGGCCTTTTTCTTGGCAGCAGCTTCTTCAGCAGCCTTTTTGGCAGCAGCTTCTTCAGCCTTTTTCTTGGCAGCAGCTTCTTCAGCAGCCTTTTTGGCAGCAGCTTCCTCTGCAGCTTTTTTTTTTGCGGCAGCTTCTTCAGCGGCCTTTTTTGCGGCGGCTTCAGCTTCAGCTTTCAAACGAGCATTATTTTTTTCGCGTTGTTCGGAAGTTCTTTTCAAACGGAACATGATATATAATATAATCATATAAATTTCTAAAAACAAATAGGAAGAGGTTATTCCATAATGGTAGAATAGGTGCCGGCAATGTAATATACATTGGTATAACCAAATGAGCGTATAGCTTCAGCAGCAACACGTGCTCGTTGTCCTGTATTACAATACACTAAAATGCCTTCGGATTTATTTTTGGGTAATTTATCTTCTTCAATGTCTAAAACTGGAATATGAAGAGCTTTTGGATAATGACCTTGGTTCCATTCAAGCTTGGTGCGTACATCAATAACGTGTTGAATTTGCTTATTTTTAATTTTCTGTATGGCTTCTTTTGGAGAAAGAAGTAGGGAGCCAGTCAATGTATAATATTGTCCTGCGGCAAATAATGAATAAAGAAAGGCAACAATGCCTGATGTAAGGTAAAAGTTGGAGTTAGCAAATAATTTCATTAAATAAGTTTCTTTATTATATACAACTATACAAAATATATAATAAAAACACGTAAATGAATTCCGGATTGCTGGATTCGAACCAGCGACATTCTGATATATGATAAACAACTACAGTCAGATGCTCTACCCCTGAGCTAAATCCGGTTTTGTCTCTTATTCTGTGTAAGAGTAAAAAATCAACACCCATTCCACTATGCTACACCCATAAAGCCACCCCATTCCACTGTGCTACACCCATAAAGCCGTCCACATAATAAATAGATGGGGTGGGTTTATATTGTTTTTCAAATATAAAATATGAAGGTAATATACAATGGAAATAATAGACCATTCCAATAAGTTGAGCGGTGAGGGAGAGTGTAACTGTAACTGTAAGCACTGTAAAGAGTGTAAAGAGTGTGAAAATTGTAAAGGGAAGAAAGTAGGAGGAAGTGATAAATGGAAATATACCCTTTACACAGTGATTATAGCGATTTTAGTATTCAATCCATATACGTATATTTTGGTAAACAAGTTATTAAATAAATTTGTGAAAATAATGATAAGTGATAAAGCGGGATGTCCATCAATGCTAGGATTCGTAGTTCACATGGCGGTATTTACGTTAGTACTGCGATATATGATGGACTTAAAGATTTAAGGAAAAATAAAAATAGTGAATAGTTTATACATGAACGTGAAGAATCGTATAAATGAGTTACCAGAAGAGTTAATAAGTATAATATATGATTTTGATGGACGTTACAAAAACAATTTCAATGTGTGTATTTACGAGTTATATACCCACATATACAGTAATAGAGTAATGAATCAATTATTTAAAGAGGTGAATCCAGAGAGGTCTTTGTATGATTACATAAGATGGAGTATTAGGAGCAATAACATAAATAACGACGAATCCAATTAAAGAAGGATGAAGAGTATTTTTTTGGTTGTCTATGTTTGACTTCATATACAGAAAGCATACGTTGCTGACTATCAGACCAATTATCTTGATACATGGAGTAATATAATATATAAAATTGAAGTATTTTTATATATCTAAAAGGAAAATCAAAGTAAAGAAAACTATGGAAACGTTATTGTTCAAACTACCAACACTGTATGAAGTAATGATTGAGAAGCGTCCATCAAAGCATTGTAAGACGCCTTATATGGCAGACGCAGTGAGAGATGGGGTAGAAGAATGGTTAGTTCATACTCCATCATTGGGATGTTGTGGATTAGTGGATAAAGAGTCAAATGTATTAGTGCAAGAGAATTCAAATAAAAAAACAAAAAGCAGTCATAGTGTTCAGTTATCAATTTACCAAGAAAATCATCCAACGATGGGTCTACAAGAAGTGATAATAGGTGTTCATCCACAATTAGCAGAAACGATTGTAAAAACAGCATTAGAAAAGGACTTGATAGACCAATTAAAGGGACATACAAATGTGGAAACACAGAAAACATACAATGAATCACGGTTAGACTTTTACGGTAAGGCAGAAAACGGTAGAGAGTTTTATTTGGAAGTGAAGACAGTGCCATTGGCAGACTATGTAGATGAACCGAAACAGCGTAAAAGTAAAAAAGGGAAAGTGTTAAAGAATGAAAGTGATAGCATTGAAGAAAAGAAGGGATTTAATGAAAAGATAGCGTATTTTCCAGATGGTTATCGTAAGAATCCCAAAGACGTAGTAAGTCCCCGTGCATTGAAACATGTAAAGGAGTTACAGCATATAGTAGAAAACACGGATGCGCGAGGAATATTATGCTTTGTAATCCAGCGGGATGACGCAAATGTGTTCCAGCCATCAAACATAGACCCAATTTATAAAGAAGCAGTGTATGAAGCTTATGAAGCGGGTGTAGAAATAATCGCACTTCAAGTAAGGTATACCCGAGAAGGGGAGTGTTATTATCACCGACAATTACCAGTAAGATTACAAAGCACAAAAAATGAAGAAAAAGAGCATACATTATTGTAATACTCCTCCCCCCTGAATCCTCCCCTGAATCCTCCCCTGAATCCTCCCCTGAATCCTCCCCTGAATCCTCCCCTCCCATTTATTTTTCATGTTGTAGAACAAAGAAATAGTCTAGAAGCAATTTTACTCATATAAGGGTCAATATCTGATAGCATCTCTTCCATAAGTAATGGACGAAGAATAGTATCTGTTTGTATATCACTAGTGTCTATACGTTGCCTAATGGAATCATCAACTTTTTCATAATAAGTGTATCGCCAATAATCAATAGAAGTGATATTCCGTATACTAAGTAGAAAGGATGTACTAGGAACCCACATTCCACGTTCTCGAACATATATATTAGTAAAGTGACATGTGCCATCACTTTTTTTACAGTGAAAGGTGGCATATTTCTTCACAAATGGTTTTGTTTGAAATGGTTTAAAACAATCAATCAAGTATTTTTTTCCAGGAACAAGAGAAGACGGGTTAACTTGTTTCATATTGTAGCGTAATAAAATACAATAAAAAATACACAGTTTCAATTTTAACATATTTTCAGACGTTTTATATTTTTCCATTTTTCTATTTTCATTACGAGGAAAGCAAAACCAAGCCAAAACTAACCATATCGGTAACGCATTTCGGAATAAGTCATAGGGCGTTCTTTACCATCTGCATCTTTGACAGTACTACTAAGCATATGTTTCAATCCAGCTTCAATACCTTGGGAACACATAATATCCGTCGCCTTTGCATTATGAGAGTCCATATTTTTTGTAATGGTTTGGGTGGCATCTTTTTTATCAGATTCAGAAGTAGACTTCATAGCAGTGGTAAAAGTATCCATTTTATTCTTAACAATGTCGGTAGCACGTGGAGAACTCATTTGTAATTGATTATGAATAGAAGTGCTGAATAAAATAAGTTTCAATTTTACACCTTATTCCAATGGATAACGGTGTGAAACATCTTTTTTGGGAATAAGAGCAGAGTCATCGGTTCGGGTATTATCATCATTATCATCATTATCGTGACTAGTAAAAAAGTAATCAGAATTGAATTGAGTGGAACGTAAGATAGCTTTCCGGTCTTCATCACCACTGTAAATATCCAAGATGTGTGAAACAATAGGACTACGTTGAACGTCAGACGCATCCATCTCAACCAATGAAATCAAATTGTGTTTATGGGTATTATCATAAGTGGATGATTGTGCAAAAGCTTTGTGTTTTCGGATAAAGTCAGACAATCCGTTATTGGCGACGCGGTCAGTTTGCTTTAAGTCGCCTGTGATGACCATTTTACAATGGTCTCCAATACGAGTAGTGAGCATAAGCATTTGGTTGGGTGTGCTATTCTGCATCTCATCGGCAATAATGAAAGAGTGTTTAAAAGTGCGTCCGCGCATAAAGGCAAGAGGGCAAATTTCAATGACTCCATTATAAAACATTTCATCCAAGTCTTTTTGATGGTAAAATTCAAGCAAGGTGTCTAAAATGGGACGCGTCCAAGGGTCCATTTTCTTTGCGAGGGTGCCGGGTAAGAATCCAATTTCTTCTTCTTCAACAGGAACAATAGGGCGGGTAAGTACTAATTTTTTGACAGCACCGGTTTTCAATAAACGAATACCTTGTAAGCAAGCAAATAATGTTTTTCCACAGCCAGCGGGTCCAATACCGAATACAATAGATGTATCTGTTGAAGCAAGTGCGTCAACGTAACGGCGTTGTTTGGTAGATTTGGGTTTGTAAAGAGGGGCTAATGATTTTTGATTGGAAATACCAGGATTATCATTGCGTGGGTCGCAGGAAGTAGCCTTTTTAGCTCGCATAATAATGTTACTGTGGTGGTATGTTCTAGAAGTAATATATCCATTAGTGATGGATGGAAGGAGTGTATTACGGGAAACAGTAAAAGAAAATCTTGCGGGGAGAAATAATGTCCCTGAAAGAATGAATGGAAGAATACGCATAGAGAATCCAAGTTCTTATATTACCTAAACAAAGTTTTATATGCTGTGTTGAAAAGAAAATAAGTAAGGGTAAAAAAAAAATGTATTGATATGTAATGAATGGATAATGATAATATAATATATGAATAATGTATAATGGATAGCTGTTTCAAAGTATATTTAGATACCACAAACCCTGAAGCGTCATATAGTTCTCTATTTTCAACAAATGTATTGTTGTCAATATTGTTTCATTCAGTAGCGTATGTATTGATAATAAATGGTATTTTACTTTTGTTCGATAAAAAAGTGATAGCATTTGAGGTGTTGTTTATGATTTTAGTTATAATTATGATATTAGGATACATAGGGCGTTTATATAGAGCGAAAACAATATTGAATGAATTCGTCGAAATGGGATATACTAAAGAAGAAAGCATAGAAAAGACAAGTGATTTTATGCGAACGGGATATTTCACTTATTATTTTCTAGGCTAATTAAGGGGTTAAAGATTATAGATAAATAAAGTCAGTTTGTAAATAAGAATAAATTTCTTGTACTACATCAGTGTTAAGTGTATAAATGAGTGGATAATAAAGTGTTTGTAAATTGTGGTGAGTAGTAGGGGTATGGTCAATATAGACAGAACGTATTAAACGAGTGCAAATGGTGTGTCTATGCATAGCGTGAGGGTGTAGATCAAATATGACAAAATAGGAATCGTGTGTCATATTAGTATCAAACTTGATTAAACGACCGTAAACAACAGGTAAGTCGCCATCTCTTTGAATATGAATAACGTGATTAGTAAGGAGAGGAAGGATGTGTGGTAGACGTGGTTTCCATTGGGGAGTAGTAGGTACAACATCCATAGGTTCATATTCGTGAGTGGTAGATAGTTCTTGGATAGACATAGGTTGAGTATGAATAATTTGGTTGATAGTTAATGGAGAGGCCATAATAGTATAGTTTGTATTGTATATGAATAACTTTGTAATTAATAATAATATCAATTTTAAAGGCAACAAAAACAAGGGGTAATGAACCTTGTTTTTGTTTTTGTTTTGTTAAAATAGTAATAGAAATTAGACTTCTAGTAAATAGGATTCATATTCAGGGTCAAAATCATCATCATTAGCTGAACTGACAGAGCTACTAGAAGGGATATGATAAGGGGAGACATCATTCAAGTCACTCATACTAATGGGTGTGTAGTCGCTATCATAATCAGAGTCACAGTCAGCCCAGTTCTGAATACGTTTGCGGCTGTATTGCTGAATATGATTTTCAATTTCAGTGGGGGTAGGAGGGAGGGGCATAATAGGGGCACAAGAATCATCTTTAAGGGTAGAATTAGTAGGAGAAACCCATTCATCTAATACTTTGCGACCATTAGAATCAAAGGTGCCTAGCTTGTTGGTTTTAATGGGTAAGGGAGGAACAGATATCATAGCGTCACCATCTTGAACAGCAGAAACCCATTTACTAGGAGGTTGTGGTGGTGTAGGTGGTGGTGTAGCAAGTAAAGTATCCTTTGGAATGTGATTATTATTATTATTATTATTGTTATTATTTTGACGGTTGCGATTACGGTTGCGAGGTTTACGATTATAATTATCGTGACTAGAGCTATCAATAGAAGTAAGACTAGCACGAGAGGAGTTTTTAGAGATGGATGGGGGATTAGTAGAACTACTAGAAACAGAAGTATTATCAAGGTTGCGGTTATTTTTTCTAATTCTCTTTTCACAGTATTTAATAGAATGTCCTGTTTCTTTACAATATCCACAAACGGTGGATAAAATCAATGGGCATACAATAGGGCTATCGGGATTAGAATTTTCTCTTGTCCAGTGACTGGTATATACAGATTTATCTTTTCCAGCTTTGAAACAAACGCCGCAGTAAGGGAATCTTTTGCGGCGGTCGTTCTTTGCATTTTTCCCATTGGTTCTGTTGGAAGAACGGTTGGTATTATTGCTGGGTGCGTTGTTTTGTGACATAATGACGAAGGGTAGTTTATAATTAACTGAATGTGTTTGGTGTAGGATAGAGAATGTAATGAACTTCAATTTTTGTGAGATGTATTCAGAGTGAGGAATTTTAATTAAATATGATTATTGAATTAAAATAGTGGTAATAAATTATGCGTCTTTAGTGTTACTATCAGTAGGGTTAGGAGGATTCAAAATATTTTGAACGACGTGTTGAACCAATGGTGGTGGTACAGCATTACCAATTTGGGTGACTTTTTGTTTCCAATTGCCAAGCATTTTATAATTAGCGGGAAAGCCTTGTATTTGTTTTAATTCGTCTGGTAACAAAACGCGTAAGAAGGAACCGGAAGGGTTACGAATGGGTACAAAGAATCTAGGTTGATGGTCGTAACTACAGATGACAGTTTTACAGCATTGTCTAATGTCAACAATCTCGCAATGAATAGGGCTAATGCGTTTGCCAAAAGAGAATAAATGTTCGTGGGTTTTGCCGCCGTAAGATAAGTTATCTCCAGTAGCAAAGACTTTACTGACCAAATAAGGGTGAGCATCATTGTTGTCTTGGTATGTTTGGTTGTCGTCCATATTAATCAAGATACATTCATCAGGAATACCATCAAAGAGTGCATCATCAACTTTCAATGTGTTACTCATATCATATTTAACAATATTGCGTAAATTAGGATTATCCAGAGTAGGTTCTGGGAAGGAAGGTTTCCAATCAATTTGTTTATCCGGATTGGGTAATGTTCCCAAGATAATCAATCGTTCTCGTTTTTGTGGAACACCATAATCATCAGCACGTAATACTTTGTATTGAACAGAATAACCAAGTTTTTGGAATTCGCTAACAATAACATCAATATAAGGTTCGCCCGAAGTAGTTTTCCGGGAAAGGAGCCCCTTAACATTTTCGCCAATAATAAGAGAAGGTTTAATTAATTGAGTAACACGTAGGAATTCACGAAACAGTGTATTACGAGGGTCGTTATCCATTTTCTTACCGGCGTGACTGAAGCCTTGGCAGGGAAACCCCGCAAATAGAATGTCAATAGAGTTAGCATATTGTAAAAAGGTGGAGTCTGGTATTTTGGTAATATCAAGTGTTCCTTCGTGTTCAATACGTTTACAATGAGGAAAGTTAAGGTCGTGAGAATCACAAAATAATGGATTGATTTCATTGTAAGCAACCATTTTCCCTCCAGCATTTTGCATTCCTAATGAATCTCCGCCAAGTCCAGAGAAAAGACTCATACAAGAAGGGGTAAATGAAGATTTTTCTGTTGTCGTAGTTTTCTTGGTAGTCTTTTTAATGGTTTTTTTCTTTTGTTTCTGGGCGGTAGATGTATTGCTGGACATGTATAATATCTATACATATGAATGAGGAAATATTTATATCATTGAAAAAACATTAAATAGGAAAATATTGAATATTTTACAAAAATTGAAAAGAATTTCTAGGTAGAGTAGAAGGCAACAAAATCAAAAACCAATTAAGTAAAATGAACGTAGCACAACAACAACAAGAACAAGAACAACAACTAGGTGTAGAGACCACACAAGGGTATTGTTCGGCAATAGCTCAAGAGTTGAGCAAGGTGAGCGAGGCAGTGATAGAGAGTTTCATAACAGTGAAAGGAAATACACAGAGTGCGGAGAGGGAAACAATTCAGTTAGTGAGAACAATATTAGACCAATTAGGATACACATATGATGAAGCACCATCGCAGTCATCAAAGGATTTTCGTAGTATTAATAAAACAGGTTTGAATTTAGAGGTAAAGAAGTGTGATAGTATGCGTATTATCTGCAATGATACCCTACCCTGTGCGGATACAATGTACATAGTGATATTTACAGGTAAAACATATAAAAGAACACCAGAGAAGAACATTAGACCACAAATATTTACAGCAATGGGAGATGAATTCCTAGTAGATTCGCCTTGGGTATATGAATTTGAGAGAGAGTTGAACGCATTGCGAGACAAGTATGGTCGTGGAGACAACAAGAAGCAATTGAGCGGATTGATGAGCGTATATCCAAGACCCACATACAGCGCAAACATTCAACCATTCTTGAAAATACCATTCAAAGATGAATCTGCGGATGAAGGAATGGATGTAGAGTAGAAAATGTATTATAGACAAAAAACAAAAGACAAAAAACAAAAAACAAAAAACAAAAAACAAAAAATAAAAAATATAATTCGTGTATGTAGTGAATTATATTTTTTATCGGATGAACGCATCGGGTTGTTCATCTTCATCTAGTTTTTTCAAATATGCGTCTTCTCGTCGCTGTAATGAAAAAAGGATAAGATAGCAAATCATTAGAATACCAAGTAACAAAAATGTAATGATAATGCTTTGCAATAAGCCGCCCTTAAAAAAGGTATACATAGATAATTTATCTTTAATCGTGTCACTCCATGTAGCACCCAATACAATGGCAAAGGCAAGCGCAATATGATGATAAATATCTTTAAAGGAAATGAATTCTTCCATTGCTATATAATAATGAAATATAAAAGAGCCAGAAAAAAATTTATGCGTAAGGGTCAATACCATTGGCACTCAAAATATCTACTAAATAGGCAACCTTTACAGGATTGAATCCTTCTCCAGATACGGGCATACCATAAATCATAATATAGTAATTAAAGACATTGGCTAATTTAAAGGTTTGTGTCAAGGCAAGAGAGCTAGTGTTGGTAGTAGTAGATACTTCTTGAACATTAACTGCGTTAATTAAATCTTGTACTTGGGATTCTAATGTAGATTTATCGACCTGTAGTAAGACGTTTTCGCCATAGAGGGTGTATAAGTTAATAGAGGCTTGTAATGTATCTTCAGCAATACGCAATAATACAGCAATTTCTTCATTCGTGTTATTCGCAATTTCATCTTGAACTGCTGTTAGCAATACAGCATATTGGTTATAACTATTGGGGATATTTTCATATGTTTTATTGGCAGCATTAGAACTATATAATGTTTCAATCAAACTGAGTACATTGGCAAAAGTGGAACTAATAATATCGGAAGAACTTTGTGTGACACCTGTAACGGCGTATTCAATAGGGTCAATAAGAGGTCTGGAATCTTTAGAGTGACTAACTTTGCTGGTAAATAAGGATTTACTGGTAGAGGACATATAAAAGAGTAGCAGTTATAAATACATTAGAAGTTCTCAATAGGCAATCATAAACAAAAATTTGGAAGGGTCAATAACTTTAGTTTGTAATGTAGTTTTAGTAAGTTCAGTATCTAAAGTATAATTGTATTGTCGGAGGAGACCATATAGATAAGCAATATCGTTCATTCCTAAAAAATGTCCTTCTGTGGGGTGTAATAATACTTGAGTGCAACTATGTGAATAATCTCCTTGGAATACGCTACGTTTAGGGAAGGATTTGCGAACAACCAATTGTGACAAATCAGTGGTAACATCGCCTTCAACAACTATAACCTTTTGGTATTGATTAGAAATTAATTGGGTTTGTAAATAAAAAAATAACATACAAACGGCATACATAATATAAAGCACAAAAAATATAAAGAAACACTGGTATTATAATATGGAGTGGGAACGCCATAAAGATTCCCGTAGCGGAGAAGAAACCATACAAAAAACATAACGTATTGAAAAATCATTATAACCGGGTGAGAAATCATCTAACAATATCGTGAAATTGGGGTTTCAAACTTATTAAGCGTGGTCGGGGGCTTAATAATAAAAATGGCTCCTATAGTGTAGTGGTTATCACTTTAGACTTTGAATCTAAAAACCCCGATTCGAATTCGGGTAGGAGCTACTGCTTGGTTAGCTCAGTTGGTTAGAGCGCGAGACTGTTAATCTTGAGGCCGCAGGTTCAAGTCCTGTACCGAGCGAAAAAATCAAAAAAAATAACTTGACACAAACAATGCCAAGTTATTTTTTATTTTTATTTTTATTTTGAATTATAAAGAATATCTAGAATCAAGGTGTCTTAACAAAGTCAACCTCGCTATTATACAAAGGGCAAGTAAATAGGTCATCTCCCAGACAACAATCAGTAATCGTTTTTTCATTGAATTTATATTGTAGAAAGAATTCGTCTTTTTGAATCTTAACACCAGGGTATAAATCAAATGCTTTCAAATACATGCTAGGAGGGAGCCATATCTGATAACTATTTAAATATACAAGGTCTTGGAAAGTAGTATAACTTCGCAGAGGTCCACCATATTTTTCATATATGGTTCTTCTATCTCCTTGTGGAATCTTGAATATAACGCAGTTATCGTTAAGGTTAATTTCATCAATTTCTAAAAATTCTAAATGGTATCGTGTAGCCCAAGAGGAGCTGTCTGGATATTGGAACAATATAATTTGTCCTTTGAGTTTTTGTAAGTATTCAATAATGGTATCGCGATTTCGGTTTTTTGCCAAAATAGGAATAAACTGTTCGATTTCTTCAATGATGTTTGTATCATGAATATTAGGCTCAAGCAAGTCGCGGTCTAGGAAACCGGGATGTTTACTATGTATACAGATAGAATTATGAAAGTCAGACTGAATGGCAATAGCCATTTCATTGGAATAATTGTATAAAGATGGATTATAATCGGACATAATTAGGTTATTGTGGTCTCAATGAGTGTTGGAAAAAAGAATCAATTTTACAAAAAGGTAGCAACAAAAATTGAATAGAATTTTCTGTATACATTCAGGTATTAAACCAAACCAAACCAAACCAGCAACATGTCAAACACACGATACACTCTGTTTCAAAACGCAATAAGCAAGTTCTTAGTGGACAACCTGAGTGCAACATCAATGAACCATTCTATAGAAATGCTACGTCCAGAAGAAACATTCATTAGTGGAAATAAAGTAACTGTAGTAGATGTAGTCCCTCATAGTTTCCGTGGAAACAGATTTCTTTTCGCATTACACGTTCCAAAGTCTCAAATTAAACCAACTTCTTCGGTTGAAATTGAAGAACTGTTCAGTAAATACTTTAATCCGTATATGATTCCTGATTATATGTGGGTTAAATTAGCAGATTATCCTGACACGACTTACCGATTCAATCCAGACAGAGAAGTTGATAAGGTTATCACATTAGAAGAAGAGTATTTGCTTCACATAGAGGTGCGATATACAAACGCAAAATACATACCAGATTCTATAAACAATGGATATGATTACCCTTTTCCAGTAGTGAGACCAGAGAGAATATTATCAATTTTGGAGAATAACGCGTCATTGAAAGAAGTTCTTGCCTCTGATATTCCCTGTGAAGAAGCCGTTGTAAGGTTTGATGCTGATATAATCGCAGATTTGAAAAAAGAATTGTTAAACGAGAAAACGAAATCGTCTGCCGAGAAAGTGAAAGTTGCTGCTTTACAGCGTGAATTAGCAAGAAAGGAAAAAAAGATTAACGAACAGATGAAGAAAATGAATGAATTGAGTATCTGTATAGACGAACATAGCCTACAAAATAGCATGTTGACCAGTTCTATTATAGATTTAAAAAACCACGCTCTACATACAATGAGAAAGAGAACACACATAGCAAGAAAACAGCAAGATTTCATTCGCCAATTGTATGTAGAATCAAATCGTAAAGATGATTGCCCGATTTGCTACGAAACTATTACGTCAGAAAACTTGTATGTGAGTGATTGTTGCCACGTATCTTGTATGAGCTGTGCACAACAGTGCTACACAAAGAGCAAGAGGAAATGTCCTATATGTAGAAGTGACATGGGAGTTCACAATAAGCCTATTATATGTCCTAGAGTGAACACACCAAGTGAATCGGTAGAAACAATTGTCATAGACGCTCCATCTAACGGTAGCATTAGTGCCGTTGTATAAGTTGTATAGTTATAATTAAATAAACCAAACCAAAATTTAAAATCAAAAAAACATTAAAAAAAGGGCAAAAAGTTCCTTTTTTTTAACGTAGTTTTACATGAAAAAATCCAAAAATGTTGTAAAATTAACAATTTAAACTTAATTTATTATTTCTAACTATTATATATGTTTGAAAAACAAGCAAAGATGTTGTTGGATGTATTGTGTTCTTGGAAAAATGTAAACCCTATACCACAGCAACCAAAAAATCATGTATGTAAAATGTGTAAATATGAAACGCCATCGCTAGATGAATATGAAAAACATATAAAAACAGATACCCATATAAAAAAGCATAATAAGATAGAAAAAGAATGGCAAGAATTTTATGAAGCAATATTACTTATTGGTTAACCTCCCCTTGAATCCTCCCCATTGAATCCTCCCCTGAATCCTCCCCTGAATCCTCCCCTGAATCCTCCCCTGAATCCTCCCCTTGAATCCTCCCCTTGAATCCTCCCCTTGAATCCTCTCCTGTTGGGAATAAAACACACATTTCAACTTCTTCTAATTTTATTTAATTTTGGTTTAACAAAATTTTTTTGAAGTTGTATAAAGACATTGAGTTATATGGTTATATTATAAAAAATTATGTCTCTATCAAGAGAATTGAACAATGAATGCTTAAATAATTGTGTGTATGATACAAATGAGGGAGTAGGTGAAGACGTAAAACGTGTTAAAACAGGTAAAGTTCGGGACGTTTACGAAACTAAAGATGGGAATTACTATCTAATAGCAAGTGACCGGATAAGTGCTTTTGATAGACACTTAACAACGATTCCATTTAAAGGAATAGTTTTGCATAAAGTAAGTAAATGGTGGTTTGATAAAACAAAAGATATAGTTCCGAATCACGTAATAAATAGTGAAAATGAAAGGACACTGAAGGTGAAACGGTGTAAGGTTTTTCCCATTGAATTTGTAATGAGGTCTTATCTTACAGGTACTACAGATACATCAATATGGAAAAATTATGAGAAAGGGTGTAGATATTATTGTGGACATAGTTTGCCTGATAATATGATAAAAAATGAAAAGTTATCAAATATTTTACTGACTCCGACAACAAAAGACGAACATGATGAACTAATAAGCGAAAATGAAATTATTGAGAAAAAGATAATGACTTTGGAACAATGGAATATATGTAAGAAATACGCTTATACATTATTTGAATTAGGACAAGAAATAGCATTAAAAAATGGTTTAATGTTAGTAGATACAAAATATGAATTTGGTATAGATGAGAACGGAGAAATAACATTGGTAGATGAATTACATACACCAGATTCAAGTCGTTATTGGATAAGTAATAGTTATGATGAAAGAATGTTGAAAGGTGAAGAGCCAGAGTCAATTGATAAAGAAATAATTCGCAAATGGATTAAAAAAACATATAAAAATCCATATGATTTAAGTATTGATATAAATATACCAAACGAATTAAGATTGAATCTAGCTGAAAAGTATGTATTATTACATAAACTGATTACAACGGAAGATTTATTTTAAAGTGTTTATTTTTTGTTGGGTCTATTTTTGCGAGTAACATTATTGGGTCTTCTAGGTCCGTTACGAACTTTGGCAGCGAAGGCACTATTATTCTCAATAGCTTGTAATAAACGAATTTGACTTTGGGCTTTTTCTCGTGTAGTGCACTTTGCGAACACCTTTTTTGTTTTTTTATTAAATACTTTAAAACAATCCTTGTTGCGTACTTTACGGTATGAATAAGGCATATAAAAAAACATTAGAAAAAAACTACAATAAAGTGGAAATATATACAGAACCACCATAGACAACGGCATTTTGATAAACACCGTTAGAAGAAACTTCAATATCCTGCCATTGTTTATTTTCAAGTTGTGTGTCAGTAGATTTAACCCAAGTAGTTCCAAAATCAGTGGAAACAAATACATTACCACCTTTTGCTAGGGCAGTCATAAATGCTCCAGACGAACTCATACTAATACCTTGCCACTGTCGGTCAGTAATGTGTGCGTCATTACGGGCACTCCAATTAACACCATAATCAGAGGAAATATAAATCTCTCCAGTAACTTCAACTGCGGCCTGGTATTCACCTGTTGATGAAACATCAACATCCATCCAATTGTGGTCATCAAAAGAAACATTAGAAGGGTCAACAGATGTGGTAGTCCATGTAGAACCATAATCAGAGGATAAATAAATAGCTTCGGATACAATAGTTTGATATTGTCCATTATAAGACATGGAAACACCGCCAGTAGGAAAAGTTTGAATAGAGTTATACAAATCACTAGTATCATCATCAAATCGTGTCCAAGTAGTACCATAATCGGTGGATTGATACATAGAATCACCAACAGAAATCAATGTTTGATATTCCCCATTCATAGAAATGCTGACAAAGATTTGTGTTTGACCGACACTGAGTGTTTCAATCCAATTGATTCCATAGTCACTGGAAACGAAAATAGATGTTCCACTACATGCAGTTTGGTATTGTCCGGAAGTGGATAAGGCGACTTGATTCGCAGGAGAGTAACCAATGTTATAACGGTATGTCCAAGCACTTCCATAATCAGAGGATGTATAAATATCACCGGACAAATCAATAACACTTTGGTATTGTCCGGAAGTAGAAAGAGAACAAGCAAGCCAAAAACGGTCTCCAATGATATCACCAGTAACATCAATCCACTCCATACCGTAATCAGAGTAACTAAATGTGTCCGCATTTTGTAAGATGAATAGGATAGGAACCTTGTATGTTTGTGTAATGTTGGTGGTAGTAGAAGTGGTTATTTTTTGAACGTGAGTAGTAGTATCGTTATAATTAATGAGACTATCAATAGCAGTCAAATTAGTAGGACCAACATTATTAATGGGTGTAAGGGTTTCTGCTTCAACGGCAACAGTAAGGGTAATACTTAATCCATCGCTTAGGAAAATCATATCGCCATCAATAAAACCATCATCAACACCATACTGTGATGCTACTGGGCGATTATCAAAAATGTTACTGTCAATCATGTATCTTAACGTTTCATTAACATTATGAATAGTCAAACTACCGGATAAGTCCGTAACTACCGCACCAGAGACATCGTAGTTTTCTCCATTAATAATATTGTAAAGTCCAGAAACATCAAATACACCATTATTCAGAGTGCGAGCAGATTCATCAGCAAATAATGTAGAGAAGCCGCCAGGAGCACCAAAATACTGTGTAACGGTGAAGTTAAAATCGCTATACAAGGTGCTCATATCACCCAAAGAAATAATATTAGAAGCAATTAAATTGTTTTTGAAATTGTCTGTAGAGAACACTAATGTATCAGTTTCAAGTTCATCATTACTAATATCATACAATGCTTCAATTACTTCAACATTATCTTCGTCTTTGGTAATACCAATTAGTTCATTAAATGCACGAACACCCATCCGTACTTGGATAGCATTACTAACATCGTAAAGAGCAAGAGGGCTGGATGTATTCATGCTAATAGAAGGGTTAGTTTGTGTGATACTATAACTACCACTAGCATCAACACAATAGCAACTACCAGTAACAGCTGACATAATATAATAAAGTTATAATATGTTAAGATAAATTTTGTAGCCGTAGCAATAATGGTGCGTTATAACTTTGGTCTAGTGTAAAAACACTGGTATTATCTGTAGATGGTAGATAGGTTTCATTTTTAATAACTAGCTGTAAAGTGAGAGACATGCCGGGGTTTACTAAAATAAGGTCACCTTCAAGGAACCCCAAGAACCTTCCACTTATATCAGTACGATTGGAAAATGTGTCCTCCCTTGAGAGAAGCTCTAATAAATTATTTATACCACTGAGTTGTATAATACCATTGAATGCGTCAACATTATTTCCAGATGTATCTTCACGAGTATCATTCAAGAGTGAAACAAAAGCACCGGCATCAAAGGTGTTATTACTTAAATCATCGTAACTATTGGGTTTCAATAAACTATTAAACCCATCAGCAAAGTAAAAGTATTTGTTTATGTAAAGTTCAAAGTCAATAAAGGAGCGAACAAACGCACCAACAGAGGCTACATTACTGACATCTACATTATCGCGAAATTCTTGAAAACTAATATCAAAGCTGTCTATAGGAAAACTATTTGTTGAGGCATCAAAGGCACTGCTAATAATTGTGCTATTACTGGCGTCTTTATTAAGACCAATTTTTTCATTAAAGAGACGAACATCGTAATCAATTTGAACTGTCTCGGTCAAATCAAAAGTAAGGACCTGCCCGATATCACCTCCAGTAAAAGAAATATCAGTTAATGTCATAGTAGTAAAATAGCCGCCACCAGCCAAAACAGCATAATGCGTTCCAATATATACACCATTAGCATCAGTCATATTATATTTTAATTACTATAATAAGACTATAAAATGAGTTGGGGTCATTCGTTACAAGTCGTATAACATTTTGAAGTTCAAACAAAAAGACCAATTAGATGAATTCATATTCAAAACGTTGCCACGTTCATCATAAAGGCGAATACGGAGACGTTGTATATCAACGGGACCAAAGTATTTTCTTGGTTCGCTAACAATAGGTAAATCATTTTCCATGAGTAAACTAAAGTAAGAAGCTTTCAATGAAATGCGTGCTAAAATATGTGGACTCAAGACGGATTCTTGGAAAACGTTTACAAAATGGTTATGAGAACTGTTTTGGAAGTCTTCAATTGCTAAATAAATATATCGGGATTGAGCGGGTTCTACAACAGTTTCTCCAACAATGTTAAGTGAAGCATCGTAATAAGGTCTTATAAATCCTAGGTTCCAACCAATACGGCTAGAAACAGGAGTTTCATCTCGTATCATATCTTTATTCTTACGGAAATCTAAATGAATAGTACTAATTGCACTAGAATAAACACCACCGGGTGCCAAGGTTGCTCTACCTGTTCCGGAACCATTATCATTAATATCCAATGTAAATGCAATATATCCAAACGGGTCTGTGGCATCAACCAATGAGCCATCGGTATTTTGAGATGAGAATGAATTATTAATCGTGGTAATAAAGTCAGTTGCGGTATAATTACCTTCTGTAATTGTAATCATTTTCTCGGATGTGACGATGGAACCAGATAAATCAACTCCTTCCCCGGTAATAGGGTAATGTTCTAGCTTAACATAAAAGAAGTTATTGCCAAAAGAATTAGAAATGGAATAAAAACTTAATGGAAATTCCAGTGAAGCTAATTGCATGGAAACAACTTTATTAAATTTAATTGGTAGTTGAATGGTGAAATCAGAACTATCTGTAGAATATAAGTTCTTACGATATTTGCTGTCAATATTTAAACATTTGGTAACAATACGAGTATCTAATGGATTCAACTTTCCAGGAAAGAACTCACTGGGTTGACTATATACAAAAGGCGTGCTGGGTTTTGATACTAATTCAGCTTGACGTGATGGTGGTTCCTCTTTTAATTGTTGTCCTTCTGACCCATCTAAAACATAATTAGATGGAATAGAGGTATTTTTTTTTGGTTTGGAACATAGGTTTTCAATAAGAATATGTTTCGCATCATCTAAAAACTCAATTAGGTCTCTTTGAAATTGTTTATTTAATTGTCCGCTGGATAAAATTTTTGTTCGCAGTTCATATTCAATTAATTCAATGTCACTTCGTGTATATGTTTTGTTTTCTGGTGTTAAATGAAAAAATTGTATTAAGTCAGGTAAACTATAATTTTCAATTGTTAAATCAAATTCCATACTTCTTTATTATGTAAAGAGAATAGGTTTTTACGTCTTTTCTATAAAACACTATAAATAATAAACCAAGACAATTTAGAATGTCATAATTCAAAGTTCGTTTATCTGGAAAAATACCACAAGATACACGGGAAGAGATATATTTATAGGGACAGTATATAAGGAATAAATAAATGTCTTCAAGTGATTACATTGCTCTAAAAAAGTTCAAAGAATTAAAAGGTAATTGCAGCACAGATGAATTAGGAGACCCCTTGTCACCGAGTTGGTATAACGTTCCTATAAATGATAATTGCGACTGTACAGTGGTTTTGGGAACAGGTCCAACAGGTAGTACCGGTCCAACGGGTAATACCGGTCCAACTGGTCCAACGGGTAATACCGGTCCACCAGGTCCTACACAAGGTGGTGTGTTTGCTATATTTGGTGAAGCGAATGGCTTTGATGCCAGTAACAATGATGGTTTCATTTTTTCATTTGGGTCTGGACAAGACAATTCAGGAAATTATGGTGTAACGCTAGGTATTGATTGTAGTTTGAATTATATTGGTGTAAAAACAAGTGATGCTACGACAATCAGTGGAGAACTCCAGATTTGGAAAAATAATGTGTATACTGGAATTGAACTTACTGGATTAGATTTAAGCGGGTCTCTATCAGATTTAAGTTTTAGTTTTGTACAAGGTGATTTTGTAAACATTAAATGTACGGATGGTAGTGGAGGAGGTATTGTAAATACATCTCTATGGTTTTTAACACAAGGTATCGTCGGAACACAAGGTCATACGGGTGTGACAGGTAATACGGGTCCAACAGGTAATACGGGTCCAACAGGAAACACTGGGCCAACCGGTAATACAGGGCCAACAGGAAACACTGGACCAACAGGAAACACTGGACCAACTGGTAATACGGGTCCAACAGGAAACACTGGACCAACTGGTAATACGGGTCCAACAGGAAACACTGGACCAACTGGTAATACGGGTCCAACTGGAAACACTGGACCAACTGGTAATACGGGTCCAACTGGAAACACTGGACCAACTGGTAATACGGGTCCAACTGGAAA